GACTCGTGATAACGATGCTCTATAATTTTATGATCTTGCAGAAGTAAAAGTGCGAATACCATTTCTATCATTAGTGTGCTCCATTGCCGTTTCTAATTAATTTTTCTACATCTTCTTGTAGCTTAGATACTTGTTCTTTTAAAAAATCAATATTAATTTTATTATTTCTCATACCCTTAAGTTCTTCATCCATAGACTCAATTAAACCTGCCATATGTTCCACGAGCATGAAAAGCTCGGCTTCCCCGGAAGACTGCCCTAATTCTCCACGCGGGTATTTGATTCTAAACTCTGTGTTGTGTTGTAAATCTTTTTCAAACAACTCTAATTTTGTGCTGTGTTGATTGAGCTTCTCATTAATTCCAAAATAAGCCCAGGTCCCAATCGCGACCATACAAATCAAAGACGCAACCGTCTTCATAGGCATCTGCACTTTGGCTTCTTCTGATATTGTTAAAGGTTTCTTACTCATCTTTTGGTTTTGGTAGAGGTAGTATATACCCTTCTGGTGGCATTTTCAACGTGCTGTTATTATCCCCTATAAGCTTATCATTCATTAATTTGACGTCAGGGTTCTCTTTTTTATACTCATCTTTTAAATCATCCCATAAACTTTGTGAGTCAACAGGTCTAGTGTTATCTCTTGCAGGGGTTACACCTCTACATTTAGATACCAGTAAATCAAAGTTAGAATTAAGTGCTAGACTAGGATTACTATTAACTCTACCACACATCTTCATTAATTCTAATTGTTGTTTGATTGCTACGTTTTCTTTTGAAGTCTTACAGTCTGTACCTAAATATTTTCTGTAAGTTATACTAAAATTTTGTGAGTCATTATCGTAATCACTTGAGTTATATGTATGATAATCTTGTGTGTTATTTCTATCTTCAACTCTAAATTCCATTTCACCACATCTTACACCATACTCATTAAGATATTCGTTTCTAGGATACGCAGGGCCAGCACAAAGAGCAAGAAAAGTCATTGCTAAGATTAGTATTCCTGTAAAATAATAATTCATCCTGGCTATCTCCATGCATAACTACCTGTTTAAATCCTTAATATCATAGTCGTGTTCTCTAACTTGATCTGCTAGTTGTCTGTATAAATTTTCTGCCATCTGCCACGTAGATTCTGCAGAAGTTAGTCTTGTGTTTTGATCTGTAATTTTATCTTCAGCAACTTTTAAATCTCTTTTAAGATCTACAATTTCTTGTTGATTAGAATTAATAGTGTCAGTAAGATTGACAACATATCTAACACCTGTAAAAGTTCCGACCAGGACTGACGCCACGACCGGAACTAATACAAAATTCTTTTTTAACAGATCTGCTAAATTCATTATCTACTCTTGATAATGTTTTTAATTTTTCTAAATGGCCAACATACATGATGCCAAATATCTTTTAAAATTTTTTTCATTTTTTCTTCTCCTCAATTTCGTAGAAAAAGTTATCAGTGTCTTCTGTTCTCCACTGTCGAGTGTCTTCTACATTCCACTCACTTGTTTGGACTTTCCAATCTGGCACATTATCTTTAACTGTGAACGATGGTATATCCCAAATAATTCTATTGTTTGGCTGAGCCGCATAATTGCCATCATCTAAAGCAATAATGTGAGCGCACTTATGCTCGTGCGGAATTTCTGAATGATCAGTATCTATTATATTACTCTCTGGGTGGGCCCAGTCAACAGTAAATAAATAAGCTCCACTATGCCATTTTTTATCTTTACCGATGTATTTACCTGATTGTCCGTCTAGGATATCCCAAGAAGTAACAGCAGGATAATAACTAAAAGAATTCCATAACTCCAACTCGTCCAGTCTACGTTGAGGAACTTCTTCTGGCTTGAAACCACGTTGGATAAATGCGCTAATCGGGAGACGATAAAAGATAGCCCCATTTTCCATAATCGCATGGAATAGAATAGGACGTCCTGTAATACTCGTAACACCGAACACAATGCAGTCTTCAACTTCGCCATGATGTCTGGTAAGGTCATATAAATACTCCCTTCTTATTTGTGCATAAGTTACAGGTATGTTTGCATTTAAGTAAGCCATAGTCAATCATTTAATTGAGCCCCAATTAGGCCCGGATTCGTAATCTACTTTATTTGGTATCTTTAAGTCAACTGCATTTTCCATTATGTCTTTGATTTTTGCAGCTTCCAAATCATTTACAACAGATATATCAAGTTCATCATGCACTTGTATATGTGGTGTGATGCCCTCCTTATATAAGTCTAACATAGCTTTTTTTGTCATGTCAGCTGCTGATCCTTGAATTAATTTGTTTAATGCTTTGTAAGTAAAAGCTCTTCGTGTAGCATTGTTATGCCAGTAATTTTTTTTACCTGTATCATTACCATCTTCATCTACTAATGTTGGTCCCATCTGTTGTAGTTCTAACATTCGTTCATGATCTTGTGGTGGAACATACTTACCCCAATCATCCCCACGTAAGACTGGTTCATATTTTGGAAACCTACATCGTCTACCGAGTAATGTTTTAATCTTACCTTTACTAGATGCAGCGTTCATTAATTTATTCATCAGTTGTTTTACAAATGGTACACGTGAATGATATCTTTCTGATAATACAGAAGCTTTATCTTTTGATACACCTAACTCTGCTTGTAATTTTGCTTTACCCATTCCATAAAACAATCCTAAGTTAATTACCTTAGCTTGACTTCTTGGTATCTCAGCCATCTCCGCTACGATCTGGTGAAAGTCTGTCTTTGGATTTGAATCATATGAATCTGCAATTTGATTTACAGAAGATAAACCAAATCTTAATGCGTAGTGTGCAACTAATCTTGGTTCCTGTTGCGAGTAATCAAAACAACCCCACTTCATTCCTTCTTCAGGTATAAATAAACTTCTTATTAATGGACCTGTGTCCGGATCTCGTGCAGGTATTTGCTGTAGGTTTGGATTGGAATATGAAAATCTACCAGTTACCGTACCTCCATCATCAGATCTTATTTGATTTATCTCAGCGTGTATTCTTCCACAGTGTTCATGTTTTAAAATAGTATCTATGAAAGTTGTATTGACCTTGTTTAATTTTCTTGCTTGTGCTATCATCTTAACTACAGGATGAGCATGATTAGAAAGGAAATTTTTTGTAAATGATGGCGACTGAGTTTTTTCAGTTTTGTCGAAAGGCAAGTTTAACTTTTCAAAAACTTTGGCTATCGATCTGGCTGCCCATATCTGCGTCTCTACTCCTGTCTCTTTTTGTACTTGGTGTAGCAGCAGTTCTTCTCTGGTGGATAATTCTTTTTTTAATTGATTGGCCGCTTCGACATCTACCCGCACCCCTAGGAAACGCATATCGACAAGACAAGGAAACAAATCAGTTTCGAGATTAAATATATCTTGAAGATCTTCTTCAACAATTAATTTTTTTACATGTTGCCAAAGTTCAAAAGTTAACTGTGCATCTTTTTCTGCATACGAACCAACTTCACTTGCAGGTAATCTCCACATGTCTGCTTTAGGATCTAGTCCTCTAGACTTCGCTGCTTCGTTTAATGCTTTTTCATTTTTACCTTTGTTTAAAAAATGCCAAGACAAAGTATTGAGTGTGTATGAAAATCTATTCTCATCTAAGAGCGAGCATGCAACCATGGTATCAACGACTAAACCATTGATATTTAAGCCTAAATTACGTATCCAACATACGTCGTACATAGCGTTATGAAATATTTTTGTAGCTGGACAACTTAAAATATCTTTAAACCATTCTAAAGTTTTATCTCTATCACAGTTAGGACCTGTCTCATGAGCGATTGGAAAATACCAAGACCCGTTTTGAACAGCCACTGCAATACCTACAACTTCTCCACGTTTTACAACTGCACCTGATCCAATAGATTTTAAATCTGGATCTCTTGTTTCTAAGTCAATTGCTATTTCGTCATGATCTCTTAGGTCAGGATATTCTTTATGACATACCCATTCTGTTTGTGCCTGCATGTAAGTAGGTAACTTCATGAGTAATCCCTTTCTAAAATCATTTCTAAATAATGAATTGCTTTTTTGATATCTTGTTCTTTTCCTTTCGACTGATGTCTACAAATATATTTTATAGCATTGCCTTCGGCAAATAATAATTTGTTTTCATTAATAAATTCTGCGGGCTGAATTTTCATCTTGGCGTAATGTTTCCCGCCTACCTGCTTTTCTAAAGAATCATACGTTGTTGCTTTGAACATATCCTTGTCCGTCATAGTTTATATTCCTTTATTACTTTTTTAGCTTTTAATTTATATAGATTATTTCTTGCTCTTGAAATGCCCACATACCACACTCTATGCTCTTCGTCCTGTTTGTCAACACTTTGTTTAATTCCTTTCTGTACTTTACTGCTTTGATGTAAAGATAAAATTACATTATCTTCTTCTCCACCTTTTGCTGCATGAATTGTAGATACAAATATACGTGCTTTATGATTTAATTTTTCTCCATCTGCTAACATATTTCTAATATACAAAACTTCTTTATGTGGCGCTGCTGTAAATACATCATACCATTCTTTATCTTTATTCCAAAATTTTGCATTGGGTATGTAATCTCTGATGTCATTTATTTCTGTTGTTTCTAATGTTTCTTCTGTTCTCCATTTTGTGTAAGCTACTGCAGCTTTGTAGATTCCTACTGTAAAACTTTTACCTTTATTACTTTCATAGTAAAGATTCTTACGCCTGAGCTCTTCCATGATTGTAAGTAAATTACTTTTAGTCCTAGATAAAATTAACCACTTACCTTCTTTTAAATTAATTTGACCTAAATTATTTATGTGTTGTGCTGATCCTTCTGTAGGTCTTGGTAAATATTTCTTTTGTTTCCTGATGCCTGCTATACGACTAATGGGTATTTCTGATTGTTGCTGTACAGCTCTAGATATTCTTCTTGAATGTTTTAAAACTATTTCTCTAGCAGGTTCAGTAATAAATCTAGATACATCAGCTCCAGCCCAAGCATAGATAGCTTGGTCATCATCGCCAGCTAAGTATAAATGTTCAGTTTTAGTTTTTAATACATCAATTAGTTTCCATTGTAATGGAGATAGGTCTTGTGCTTCATCTACAAAGATAGCTTTGAATTGTGGAATCTTATCTTGTCTTTCAATTAAGGTACTAATCAAATCATTAAAATCCATTAATTCATTTATCTTTTTGTACCGCTCTAAATTAAGAGCTATGTTTTTTAGTTGAGTCCAACCAACTTGTTTTCTATCGTGTTCGTTCTTATCAAATAAATCTCGTATAGGAATGTCTAAGTTAATTGCTTTACCTATCATTTGAAAATAAGGATTGTTACAAGTTAGGTAATGTGTCTCTTCATCGTTGTACTTGTCAGAATAGTTTACTCTAATACCTAACAGCTTACCTATCTCTTCATAGTTATAGGGCTGCATGATTTGTTCTTCATTCATGTTTAACCTATGGAAACAAAACGCATGGATAGTTTGGAAGTACGGAACTTGTTTTTCCGAAACTCCCACCCTATCCCTCGCTACCCCAGAGGCTTTTTTAGTAAAAGCAAAATATCCGATCTGGTGATATGGAGTACCAGTTCTAACATATGCCTTTACCCTTTGAAGTAATCTGTGTGTCTTACCTGTACCAGGTGGACCAAATATTTTAGTCAGCTTTGCCATTTGATTTTTTAAATGTATCGACTAATTTTCCTTTATAACCCATTGTTCCATAGTGAGTTGTCTCTCCATCAACAATAGCATGAAATTTAAATCCAGCTTTTTCTACTAGGTCACAAAACTTAACGTCTTCACCTATCCAGATTCCATCTTTAAATTCTGTTTCCCAAAAATTATATAAATATTTACCGGCTTCTTCAGGAATAGAATTATAATTTCTAATTCTTAACTCAGGGTGTTTAGCCATTAACTGTTCATAAACTTTTCTGTGAATCATTGTAAGACCTGCGGGTCCTCTTTTGATTTCACATAGACCTTTACTATCTATATTTATCTCTTCATGGTTATCAAAGTTAACTGAGTATTTAACAGAGTTATCTTGTGTCTTCTTTCTATATGGGCAACATATAAAATCTTTTTCTGCTATTATCATTCTACCTACGACATCAGGTTCGAACTCTACATCTGCATCTATAAACAATTGATAATCAAAACCTGATTGTAAGAATAATGCTGACAATATATTTCTTGAATATCCTATGTATGGACATCTAAATGTATTGATTGTTGTTTTTATTTTTGCCTGTGTAAATTTATCAAACAATTTTATTATTGATAAACATGTGCCCACGTGCATTTGATCGTATGCAGGTAATGAAACGCATACGCTTGGTACTTTTTTCGTCATACTATCTCCTTTTTATCTTCTATTTCTACCTTTTCATCTGGTGTTTCTTCTTTTGTTAATCCTTCCACTGGTAGTTTTAATACTCTAAGCTGTGGAAAAGAATCTTTGTTTTCGCCTTTAGGAAATCTTTTCTTACAATCAAAGTCTCCTTTGAAATGTTGGCGAATAAGATGAGCTGTCCTATCTCTTTTTTGGGCCCAGTCACCTCGTTTAAGTTCTTCAAAAAATTTTTGGAATACAAAATAATAATGGTCCTCTTCAATTAATACTGACCCACTTTCAAATGCAGAGTGTGATTTAGCTTCAGGTCCGTTAACATATTCTATCAATGCTTCTTTTAATATTTCTATAGGATTGGTTCCAATTGGTGGAGGCATATCTTTTTTAGTTGCCCATAGTCCATCTAGTATTTTTTGAAATTCATTTTGTTTTATCATTGGTGGGAAGATACTTGTATTGTCTGCCACTAACTTACGCATTTGTTTTACTTCATCCATTCTACTAATATTCTTTGCATGTACTTGGACCACATCGTTATTACCTAGTTCTACATCAAAAAAATATTCTGGCTCTGGTCTATATGTTATCTTAATTAGATTAGATAGTTGTGGCCAGTGTGTATCTCTATTACTTCCTATACCAAATTTTCTTTTGATACATACACCTTTTGCACAATAGGCAGAGATAGGAAGATCATAACAAGTATGACCTGCAGTATCTTTTTTCCAAAATTTTATTTTATCTTTTACTTTCTCATCCCCCCATATCTCATCATATAAGATATAATTTCTAGCTGCTTCTAATACTTTTTTATCCCAAGACTCAGGGTATTTCTTTTTTGTAAAAACCATGTAGTTAAATAAAAATCTATCTCTTTCATCTTTTAGTTTGTTGCCTGATTCCGTAACCTGTTTGCAGATAACCTGTAAACATGGTGGACCATCTTTAAGATCATCAGGTCCTCCAGTTAATTCATCGTTTACTTTTTTATTGATTAATTCTTTTAATGATTTTTGAGTTTGTAGATTTGCACCTACCACGTTTAGAAAGTCTTCATAGCTTATTGCACTACCATCAGCTTTGAGTGCTACACGTTCTGTCTTTTTAAAGTATGGTAAGTTTATAAAACTACCTACAGTCTTCTCTCCGTTTTGATTCTTACCTAGTTTAGTTTGTTTAGGATATATCTCTGTCTTAGATGATAATCCAAACAAGAATAATAAATTTTGTAATACCTCTCTAATTAATGTTGAAGGTACTTTCTCTTTTGTAAATATATAAATATGTAGTCCACCACTTTTTGATTTGATAGGTACGACTGGTAAATCTTTTTTATCTATGACTTGTAAAAATTTTCCTATATTAAAATCAGAATAACTTGTAGGATCAATATCTATTGCTCCAAAAGAGCAGGTGCCATCATCATCACAGGGTTGTAATCCTATTGAAACTTTACCATTTAAATGTTTATCATAATCTTCATCACTGATTGCTCGGTGGGCCCAGCCATAATCGCCTGGGTCAATCTTTAACTTACCTGTGTTCTCATCTATGTAGCCGTTCTCTACATTGCAGAAACCAAAGTCTCGCGTTAATCCTGTAAAATACTTTTTAAATTCTTCCATATCTTTATAAGGGCGGATCCACTCTCGCTTAACCGCCCTTCTTGCAAGTGTCCCATCGGGAACTCGGTTATACTATGTCTCCAGTAGTATTTTTAGGCGCATCGTATTTTGGTTTTGCTGCACCTTTTGATACAGTTTTCTGAAGTTGTTGTGCAACTTCATACAACGATGCATCATCTTTATTACTGACATCAAGATTTCTTACTCTTGATGGTTTGTAGACATGCCAGCTTTTACTGCCCGCAGTTCTGCCA